TGAACGCAGAAGATATAGTAAATATTATGACGTCAAGTGACGCCGTTGAGATCGGGGAAAGCCCGGTCATGACCGGACTTGGTCCGGTCGGGGGTGAGGATACGTCCTCGCCTCGGGGTAGTGATGTTCCACCGGGTGGGTGGGATGTCAGCTACCCCGGTCTTGGGCTGGATCCTTACAGCTTGGGACGGGAGTACGATAACGCTCCCCAAACTGGTGTTGGTCCACTGTTGTCCGGCGGATACGGAACGTATCCTTCGGGTGGGGTGGTCACAACATCATGTTCTTCCACTAGTACGAGTTATTTTTCGACTGGTGATGTGGTGGTCACCGACCCAATTTATGGGCCGTTGATTGCTAGAGGTGGTGTTGGATCCACAAAATCTCAGATGACCGAAATGGTCCCTGTTGGATCCTCGTTGCCTGTTATCGATGCGGCTAATATGCCTTTTGTTAAGTTTGTACCGGCTGAAGGGCCAGTTCGAACTTTTAATAGGCAGCGAGGGTTCTTGGGCCTCAGTGATGAGGAAGCCAATGACTTATTTTTGCGGGGGTACGTCGGGGGGGTTTGTCCCCTTTGTGAGGGGGAGGCTATCCCCGTCGGTAGTATTTATCCTGGGTATGGTGCTGATGTTCTTTATGTGCATTCGTGCTCTGCTCTTAATGGTAAGTACGCTCCTAGTTTGTTTGGTCTATCTGTAGATTATGCTGCAGAGGCTAAACAAACCGCAAAGGTGTTTAACGCCAGTATTCCTGGTGATTTGTTGGGTTTGTATCTCTCTGACGATCCCATTGCTTCTTCTCTTCACGAAATGGTGGATGAGAAGAGCATTGATGATTTGTCAAGTGAAGAGGTTTCTGACTTTGCCCGGTTTTTCCATAAGATGGGTATCCGGACAAAAAAACATTTTGAGGCCCTTGGTAAGGATTTATCCAAGCACCTTGAAACCTTTAAGGCGGGTCTTCAACCAGCCATAGCGGAAACCGCTTTGGTGATTGAAACTGCTGCCTCAGAGGCCGCACAAGATAGTGTCGTAGTCGCAAAGGACGTGGCAGTTAATGTTTTGGATAATTATCTGAAGCACAAGTGCGAAAAGTTTACCAGAACGGTGGAAAAGAAAGTCGTTAAAGCTGGTGAGGCTATAACCCTCTCTTGTCTTGAAACGTCTGAAATGGCCACCGAATTTTGGCATGATACTCTTGAGCATTTCAAGAGTGTTAAAAAGTGGATAGAGGAAAATCCTGCCTTCTTCAGCGCGATAGCATTAGCTATTGTTGGTTCTATTGTTGCGATTGTTGCGGCTGCGTATGACGCCCACAACAGTCTCAGTCGGGAAGCAACTGCTGGGGAGATTGGTAAGTGTTTTCTCAAATTTGTTGCATCTATTGGGCTTATTTGCTCAGGGTGTAGTCTTATTTGTGGGTCTGCTGATGCTGGTTTGTTGACGTGGGCAAGGAGTGCTCTTTCGGTTGTCGGGAAGTCTGACACCGATGCGCTTCCTGTCCGTCGTCGGGAAACTTTGGAAAAGTTAGCTGCCACCCAAGCTTTGCGAACTGCAAAGCTGTGTGCGGCTAGGGCAGCCATTGATCCATTCTCTGCGGAAGGTTTTCGTAAGGAGAGTGAGGTCTTGGGTCTTGAACAGGTTGGTTTGGCTGAAGAGTTGAATATCCTTGAACGTTTAGAACAGGGGTCTGGCTCTTTTATGGATAGAATTTATCTCTTCCGAACTGATGTCCAAGAAATACTGTCCGAAATAGACTATGTGAAGGTTGGCGTTTTTGCCGGAATTTTTACCCTTGCCTGTGTAACTTTTGGGTTAATAGGGTATTATTGTTTTGGTAGGGGCCTTCCGTCACTTAGCGAGTGTTTGCCTCCGGAGTTGGCTGCTTTGGGGGATAAGAAGGAGTGTATTCATTACCCTTCCTGTCCCACTTTTGGCAGTCTTCCACCCGATCAAAGGATTTGTGCTGACACTAAATGTGACAAGGCATGTGGAGGACCTACTTGTGTGCATTGGGCTGGGTGTGTTCCCGTTAAAAAGGAGTGCATTCATTATTCTTCTTGTCCTACCTACGGTGATTTACCTGCTGAGCAGCGGGTGTGTGCCGACAAACTTTGTAATAAGGTTTGTGGTGGGCAAGCATGTGTGCATTGGGCTGGTTGTGCTCCGAAAAATAAGGAGTGTCTTCATATGCCAAGTTGCCCAGCCTTTGGCTCGTCGCCTCCTGAAGAGAGGTTGGCGGCGTGTTCTTCGTGCGATCATGTGTGCGGAGGTAAAGGCTGTGTCCATTGGACTGGATGTTTAGGTGTTCGGCCTGACATGCAGCCCAAATTAATGTCTTTGACGATTTTGAAAGATGGTCATGCTGCAGAGACTCGGGAAGCTATGCATCCTGACGATCTGTGGTATGAGTTTGACCAGAGATTTTCGTTCGAGGCTATAGCGGAGCTCCCGCTTGATGTAAGACGTGCGGCTCGTAGAGCTCGCATTTCTCTTATGTCGGTTAAGGGAGTTCTTGAGTCAATTCGGATGTTGGGTGATTCCTTGGTTGACGATGAGTTTGAAGCTTACTCTCGTTATATGGTTCTATCTGACGTCCTAGATGGTGATGTTGTTGAGCAGGCTGGCTCTCCGTTTTGGCTGCGAGAAGGTCGCGCCAAAAGTTCGGGAGGTAGTTCTGGTCAGCGTGCTGCGTTAGCGCGTATGCGTAATGATGCGGACTTCGCCAAATATGAAGAACAGTTGCGTGGCGATATTCGGTCAATTCTTGATAACAAGGATGCCGTTGTTGACTACATGTTGGATTTGGTGCAGGGTGGCCGAGATACTCCGGATAACCGCCAGCGCTATATGGACATGGAGAAGCTGTGTGATGAGTTCGACAATGCTCTTGATGTGCAGTATGATGCTCTTAGGTATGCCCAATCCGTGCGTAAAGCATGGAGGACTAATAAGAGTATCAGACAGCATGGCACTGGGCAACATAAGTGGAGTCGCGTGAGGAAAACTCACCATCAAGTGGATGTGGAAGAAATTTCCCCTCCGCCACCGCCTGTTGCTAGTGTTAGTTTTGCCGAAGTCCTTCGTAAACCCGTCAAACCTTCGCCTGTTGCACCCGTCACAATATTGCGTAAGGTGGAGACTCCTATTCCTAAGAAGAAGGATGTTGTTTCCACTGCGCCATTTTGTGTCAAGTGCAACTACGCGCATTGGTGTGTGCGGTGCAAGAAATGTGGGGTTAATCACTGTAGAGGTGTGCCCTGCCCTGAGTGTTCTACGGAATATAAACCGCTGGACTACGAGATGTTGGGAAAATCGACTCTCGAAATCCGGCACCCGAAGATAAGCTCAGTGGGTTCCAAGGTTAAGATTGATATTAAAGGTCTTAAAGGAACCTATTTGTTGTGTTGTATGCACCAAGTTGGGTATGACGGAATGACTGTTCACGAAGCGGGTGGAGGTGTTGGTTATGCATTACCGGGGTCAAAGGATAAGAAACTTTATCTCCGGCCTTTTGTTAATCAAGACATTTGCTTGTTGGATTGGAACTATTTTGATGGTAGGTGTCCTAGGGTGGAAACATATAGGATATCGACCGCTGTTGTTGGATCTAGCTGTCCGTTGTTGTTTCTTGGTATAGCTCCGCATAATAAAAAGCGGGTCTTGTCAGGTATTACTAATGTTGTTCAAAAAGGAGGAAGGCTCCAGTACAATGTTAGTACAGCAAATGGCAGCTGTGGTTCGATAATAATAGCGTCCGACGGGACAGGTCATTATATTGTTGGGATACATGCTGGCACTATTGGGGGCGGACCTGTCCCTAATTATGCTTATGCATTCCAGCTAAAAAACTAGTTGGGGGTCGTGAGAACGACCCCGACTGGGCCACCATTGATAAGGTGGAAAATCGGTTTTGGGCAAGTTTGCGGTTTTGTCCCCAAAACTATGATCATTTGGAAACCGTTGGGATCGTAGATAAGCGTTCTCCTCTCCCAAGGGTGAGGAATAATCGCTATCGTTTCTATGGTCCCATTGCAGCTCGGTTACCCCCTAATTTACGTGGGCCTTTGAAATTATTGGCTGGCGCATTTTATAGGGTGATTGGAACTGTGAGTAGTGTTGAGCAATCCATAAAAAAAATGGACAGGAAACCTGTCTATGATTATCAGGATAACCCTCGGTGGCAGGAGGCTTTGGACTTCGTTTGTGATATGCTGGATGTGGCGTTTAAAACCACTTCAGTTTGCACTATGGAGCACCTTATAGAAACTCTTGTGACTACTGCTGCTTCCGGGGAACCCTGGTCGTCTTTGGGTCTCACCACTAAAGGTAAATGTTTGGAGTCTCAGTTATTTCGGGATTATCTTGAAACTATGGTTTTAGCAAAGAATCGCGACCATATGAAAGACCCCGTTTGGAAAATTGTTCCAAAGACTGAGTGGTACCCAGCCGAGAAGTTGGATGCCAATAAATGCCGCACATTTATCATTCCTCCATTTCACCTTCTTTTTTGGCAGAAGTTTTTGTATCAGATGCAAAATGAAGCTATAAAGAATGTGTTTTGGAGTGTCTACGGGTTCAATCCGTATTCCGGAGGGGTTACAAGACTAGCCAATCGGTTGCTAACCAACAAAATATTCGTGTATTACGATGTTGTTGGTTGGGACCGGTTGTTGCCGGTCATGCCTGAGATATATAATTTCAGGAACTTGTATATTCCTCCAGAGTATATTGAGCTTGCGTGGTGGGTTGCTAAACAGACTTGTGAATCAACTCTACTTCATCCGGATGGGTATCTCCTTCGGAAGTTGTGGGGAAACAATTCTGGCTCTGGTACTACAACAACCGACAACATAATTGGGCATTGCTTTGTATTATCGCTTGCTCTTATAATGTTGTACGGTACAATTGATGTGGTCGCCATGGTAGTTGCAGCCCTATTTGGTGATGATAATGCAATGTCTCTTCCTTATTTGGAGGACGAGTTTCGGATCCAAGTTGTTTTCGAGGAGGTATTCTCTTCGTTTGGCTTGGAGTTCGATCCATTTATCGTCACTCATACGCTTGAGGGCGTTGAATTTCTTGGGTTTACTTTTACTAGTTTGGGTGATCAATGGATCCCAAAGTATAGTATTGGCCGTATTGCTAGTTCATTTCTCTATGTATATGAGAAGAATGTTCTGGCAGCTGCCGAAATATCTAAGATGTTTATTTTATCTGTCATGTCAGCGGGCTCTGGGGAGGAAACCTACTCAAAGTTCGCTGACGTGTTAACCTATGTGTACTCTACTTATGCTGATTCGCAGGACACTGTGATTGCTTCATTTGTTTCAATGGGTGTGCCAACTTATAATGATGTAATATCTTTCTTTGTTGGCACAGAGTGTAATAGTTTTCCTTGGAAGGAGGTGGATGAAAATTTATTACTAGATGAGTTCTGTAACTGGAATATCAAGAGTAACACGAGGGGAGAACATCCTCAAGCTAATAACGGATAGGGGTGCTATCCGTGGGACATCCCGCGATTGGTTGATCGCGGCATTGGATCCCATGCATGACAACCAGTTGAAGGACCTGATGGGTTGGCCTGATGTCGAAACGGCATCTTCAGTTGTGCGGTGCGTTAAACAAACGTACACCCTCACAACACCTAGCCCAGGAACTCCAGATAATTGGGATGCTATCATCGCAAACTGGCCGTGGTTGGAGCAAGTCCAATTCGGCAAGAAGGCGTGTGTTAACAACTCTTTTGGAGCAACCACTGATCAGGTCCCTCTTGGGGGGGTTCAAGTTTGGACTCCCCTAACTGGCCAGGATTTGGATCTGGCGGGAACTCCGTCTCCCTTATCCGTAACCCTAGATCCGTCATACATACAGGGAGCTTCCCGTATTGTAGGCATGGGTATTGAGGTGCAAAACACCACAGCCGATATCTACAAGCAAGGACAGGTTCTTGTGTGGCGCCAACCATCCGCAGCGGGTGGCTCGGCGACATTTAATGCAACAGATGGAGCCGCAGGTCCCAAACCATTTCTTGGTCACATGCAGCGTCGGCCTCCGGCCAACACTGCACAGGAGATGTTAATACCAGGGACACGGCAATGGCGCGCCGAACAAGGTGCGTACATAGTCGGAACTTTTGTTGGGCAGGATAACCCCCCGCTCTACACTAGTTACGACCTACCTGTTGTGTACGACGACGCTATCGTCGAGGATAACACCACGGATAATACCAGTGGAAGCGCGACGTACAACTCGCGTGACCTCTGGTTACCAACCCAATCGGTTCCATTAACCCCTGGAATTGGTTTCGTGGCGCCTTGTATGAAGATGAATCCCATGCATATGAGTGGGATGCACTTCACGGGTTTGTCTGCCCAATCCTCGTTGGCCCTCACCGTAAATTTTTACGTTGAGAGCTTTCCCGGACCAGCAGAACAAAATATCCTCGTTTTGGCAACTCCATCGGCAGAATATGACCCCGTTGCTTTAGAGATCTTTTCTCACGCTCTTAGCTCTCTCCCCGTAGGGGTGACAGCTGGTGAGAATGGTTTCGGTGACTGGTTTGCCGATGTGGTTCGTCAAGTTAGCGCTTATGTTTACCCAGTTGCGAAAGCATTTGGGTTTAACACTGTCGCAGAAGCAACAAGGGGTGTGAACAAAGCCGCGAGGTCTAACCAGTCGTATATGGCTGCTCAAACCCCGCAGACGCAGGCTCGGATAGCAGCTTCTCCTTCTAAGAAGAAGAAGCCTAAGAAGAGAACTGCGGCTCAACCACCCCCTGTAGCTAAAGCTCGCCCGCGTAAAGCGGGAAAGTAGTTACCGGAAATCGGTAACTGTCTTGCTGGCAAACACTATTATGATGATGAAGTTTACTTTTTTATCTTCGTTTGAATGGTACACCAGAGACGTTAAAGGGAA